GCCCAAGGGTGCGCCAGTTACTTCCGTACCAGCGTGTATCCATCGTTTCGCGAATTCGTACGTGTCGAGTGACACGTGCGATTTCGGTACTGAGATTTCAACACCTAACTCACTCATGATAGCACGGTAATGCTCAGCGACGAGGTCGTCACCAATGACGATGTCGTCCCCAAGCAGAACGTAGTTGCTAAACGAGACGGGCTTCCCCGCTCGTTGAGCCGCTACCCGGACTATCACGTGGTGGCAGATACTGAAAATCGCCCACGAACTATAGGCCCCCATGGGCTGCCCACACGCATACCTTACGGTACGCGCAGTGCGACGCTCCCAGGAGACACTATAATCGCGGTCGATAATCAGTCTGCGCCACGCGTCCGCATAATCCGCTGCAACTAACACCGACAGCACCGCTACCTGTAGCCATACAGGGAAGCGATCTGTCGCGGCTGTTAGATCCAGTGAATGATACGGACCTTTGTGAGCCAGTTTGGCGCGGAAGGAACCTTGATTAAAGGTACAGTCGCTCCGAAGGCCCTTCAAGAAACTCATTGCTGAGTCATGAAGAGGCTTCAGAACGGACTGAGACCAATAGTCAAGGATAGCAACGATCCTCACCTTAGCTTCCTTATCCCTGACTAGAGAAAGCCGAGCCGACCTCCCTTTCGGGGTCAGCTTGAACTTCGCTAGCCAGGCTAGGGGGCTGAAGAGACGGGCGTTTGCAATCGCACCGAGGACCAACTTACCACCTAATACAGCGATGTCTGACATCTGCTGATCAGTTAGTAAGTGGGCATCCTCGACCGATCCTACCATAGCCTGGGCATTCGGACCAGCTTTAGTGCTCACGTGGCACTCGACCCATTCGGGCCGAGCTAGCTTCCAACCGAGCGCCGTTACCGTGCTGACCACCTCACCGACTAAGGTCGGGATAATGGGTGGTCCAGGACGAGTAATGGTACTCAGGTCAGGAGCTTTCCAGCCTGGTAAGAGCCGGGAAATACCCAAAAGGGTAAACCCGAATCTTAACAGGGTGGAGTCACGTGAGGTAAACAACGGGACCAGAGGATTGCCGATCGGCAGACCAAATGTGTCCAGTTGAACACCAAAGCCGGGAGATTCAGAAAGAGGCTGCCGGCACAGGAACCGTGTGAACGAAAGGCGGATCGCCTTGATCCATCCAATCGTCTCCACAGTCCCACGTGTCAGCGCCCGATTCTGAACCTGCCGAACCCACAACTGGATTAATTCAATATGGGACCCAACCGGTAGATAGAACCTACAGATCCACCTTACGGTGATCTGAAAGAGACTAAATATCAGTTTAAGTTTCATATTGATTAGGTGTTCTAACCTAGGGTTAGTCCAAACGGATTGACCCCTAGCGTTAGCTATATCTTAGTATTTTACGGTAGATCCTCCGAAGAACGGAAGTACCGAGCCCCCTAAGCGGGACTAGGATAAACTCACCCACGCCCTCACAGACGTGATATGAGAGACCTCGAACAAAAACACTGAGTTCACTCACCTTCGTGTGAGTCGATCCC